AAATGAACCAATTGTTGTCGATCCACCAACTTCATCGATGATAGTTACTAACCTGTTAGTAGTGCCTGAATTTACTACACGAACTACTGTTGCAGATCCAAATGTGGAAGCACCTGCAGCATCTGTGCCACAGTTAGCTTCAGCCGCTAATACTTTAGTTAACATAACCGTATTTTTTTAACTATTTAGCAGATCTAAATTGAGCAAAAGTCTTTTGTTCTTTTATAACATTCTTTGTATCTTCTAATATATTTTGTCCTACTTTAATATTATGTTCTGTAAACCACCCTCTATTTACTTCTAATGCATATAAAACTTCTGAATTAGAATATACAGGAAGAAGACTAAATGGTTCTAATTCTTTAATACTTTCAATTTTACCTTCTTCATTTATGAATGCTATATCAAGAGGTATTCTAGTATTTTTCATATGAAAAGATTTAACACCAACATCCTCAAAAACAAATAACATTCCACTATCATAGTCTAGACTTTCTCTAAACATTAATCCAAGATAAAAATCTGTTTGATTCTTAGGAATTTCTATATTAAGTGGTAGTGATACGTTCACTTATTTTTACCCATCTCCTTTAACATTTTTTGTAGGTCTGATGTACTACCTACAAATACTGCATTGTTAGTAACATTGTTTGTAGTTTTAACAGCATCTTCATCAACTTCTTTAACTTTTTTCTGAAGATCTAATAACTTATCAGTAGTATCTGCAACAGACTTAATAATCTGCCCTGCAACTTCATATGCTCTTGGACTTGCACTTTCACCAGCAAGTTCCATTATACCATTAAGAGATTCTTGTCCTTTTTCTATTAATGAATATAAATTGGCACGAGTATATTCATAATCTTTAGTAACATCATCACTTACATTTTTTATAGCATCTTGTCTTTTTATGCAACCACCTTCTGGAGTATTGCTTACTTCTATAGTACTTGAAGTATTTAATGCTTGATCAATAGGGTCATAACTAGACATCGTATTCATCCTTATACATCAGTTCTTTGAGTAGGACTATAGGTTTTACCATCAGTAAAATCTTCTATTGTACCATCAAATCCAAAGTCATCATCAACATCAACTAATACATTATCTGCAGTACTTAATACATCAATAGAAGCATTTTCTAAATGAGATGCTGAAGTTGTATTATCCCATCCTCTCTTAACAACAATAGTAGTTCCATCTGGAATTTCCTTAACCTTCATAATCTCAGTATCAATAATAATTCTATTATTAATTGCTAAGTTAGAACTATCATTAATAGTTATTCTAGTAGTAGATTTAGCAATGTTCTTAGTTAAGGTTGCTGTATTATCATCATTATAATCCTTAAGTGCTTTAGGTGTAGCAGTATATCTTAATTCTCTCTTCGTACCAATACGTGTATCTGCAGCATAATCGACCTGAACCTTTTTGATAAGTCCTTCTGTAGAATCTGCAATTGGACCAAATATATAAGTTTTAGCAGTAAAATTAAGTGTGTATATTAATGCTCTTCGAGTAGCATAGTCTCCTTCATAATCATCAGTAAATGATATATTATCAAGTATAACAGGTATATCTCTTTTTTCTCCAATTACATTAACTAAATCTATTGAAAGATTAAATGATGGTTGGAAATATGGTAATATTTGCTCAACAATTTGTAATGCATCATCATTCAATTTAGTCATTATATTTAACTCAAATCCAACATTATATGGAACTGGCATATAAACCTTTCTTAAATTAGTTCCATCAGATGCCTTAAAAGTTTGTGTTACACCTGCTTTTCTTGTTGAATCATATGAAATAGTATTAGTCTCAAATGACATTCTAGGAAGAGTCAGTTGAGTTGCTCTATTTAAGTCTTCTTGTTGTTCTAATCTTGCTAAGAATTTCTGCATTGGACCATATGCCAATGGAACTCTTACTTCACTAATAGATCTATCAGTACCATCCTTATGTCTAATACGAATATCATTAAAAAGAGTACCAAAACCTATAACAGTTTTTCGTAGTATTTCGTGGTAAAAATATGTTCCTAACATTATACTTGACCGAATGGATTAGATTGAGTGAAATCAAGCAACAGATCTGCTTCTGTCTCAATTTCATCATTTGTATCATACTTATCATATATATCTCTTCCATCATATGTATCAACTGAGTAATTTGCGGATGATGCAGTACCAACTATTTTCTCGCCAGGATAGAAAGCAGAAATGGTAGTACCAATTCCTACATTAGTAACCTTAAGAATCTTAGTATCAACATCCCATCCTCTTACTTCAGCATTACATCCAGATGTTTGACCTACTACAGTTTCTCCATATAGATATGTACCAAGTCCAGACAATGTAATTGGATCTGCAATAGTAACTGTTGGTGTTACAGTATAACCCATTCCTGGATTTGTAATTCTAATAGAAGTAACTTTATTATCTGCACTAATAACTGCTTCAGCAGTAGCATCAATTCCACCTACAGGTGCAGTTGTCAATCCAACTGCTGGAGTTGATGCATAACCAACACCATTATCAGTCATAGTGAAATTAATAACACCCTTCTGTGAAGTTTCTATTAATGTAGTTGCAATAGCACCAGATCCTCCACCACCAATAAAAGTAACTTGAGGTGCAACTGTGTACCCAGAACCAGCATTTGTTAATACTATTCTTTCAACTGATGTTATACTTGATCTAGTAGTAGTGAATGCAACAGCACTAGCATTTACACCACCAGATGGTGCATTCTCAATTATTATTGTTGGAGTTGCAGTAAATCCATTTCCATCATTAACTAGAGTAAGTTCTCTAATATATCCAGATGGCTGACTTAATCCAGTATTAGCAGTAGCAGTAACACCTGCTCCAATTAATTGAAGCGTAGTGATAAATCCAATATCTTCAACTGTTTTATCAATCTCATCAATTGAAGTATCAATATCCTCATCCTCGTACTCGAATAGTTCACATTTAAGTTGATAAACATAATTCTTACCTAACTGATAGAAAGGTTCTTCATGCTCTACAAACTTAACCTCAAACAATCTACTTCCTAATGGGAAATATATTAAGTCTCCTTCTCTTGGTCTAGTATATACATCTACTTCATCGTCTGGTAATACTTCTAAAAAGGCAGAAATAAAATCCTCAAACCTTTCTTTTGATATTGTTAGAGTTAATTCATCTCTCAAACTAACTCCAAATTTGGTCATTATATCTCCTTGTCCACCATATCCCTCATATGTGTTTACATATGCTTCAAGTAAAAAATTATCATCAAATTTAGATGCTGTTACTTCCTCAATAACGGTACTTCTATTCACCATTTTTCTTGGAATATAAGTTACCTCAACTCCATAAATCATGAGTTGTTCATTAATTAGATCCTGAACAAGTCTTTGCTCACTCTGAGATCCTTGTAGAAAGAAGGGATTTAATGCCATATCTTACTAACCTATTAAATCTAAAGGTGGTAATTCGTACTCTAAAGTCATCTTTGATTTAATAGCCTCTATTTCTTTTTCAGCATCATCATATATTTCTCTACCATTTAACTCAAGTCCACCAGGTAATTTAACACCACGGAACTTAATTAAATTCTGACCCCACTGCCTTTTAATTAATGCGGTCAAATATAACTTCAAGAAACTATCATTATAAACACCAGTAAATGTATCTGGATCTAAAATCCTATAACAATCAATAATAAAATAAGTATCTATCGACTGAGCACCCCAATCAATATCAAGATAAAGTCTATCTTGTCTTTTATTATATCTAATCTGTTTATCAGTTGTTAGTAAATGATCAATATCTTCCAGATAACTCTTAGTCATTGCATATTGCATTAACTCAATAGAATTAAATCTGTAAAGATCATTTAGAAATAATTGATATTTTATACTAAACATTCCACCAGATATTGAACTAGTATCAAACTTAAATACTTTCTCAATACCAATTACAGAATCTGGAATTTGTATAAAATTAGAGTTTTCATAATAGGTAGAAGTCGTTGCAATACCGACTGAAGTTGCAGTAGTAGTTACAATACCTACACTTTTACCATCTGTATTATTAGCGATTCCCCTGTCTTTATCTTCTTGAGTGACTTTGTGTTTAAGATACATTCTTTCAACACCATCAAAATGACGTTCTTGAAAGAGTTGTA